TAGGTCAATTAGACGGAATGAGAACAGTGATTAATATAATAGAAGATATTGCATTAATAATGGAGGAAAGTAATGGCGATTAATAGAGAAGATGTACTGCGTGGTGAGCCAATAAACGGTCACATACTAATTAAAATTGACTTGTCACAAGTTAGAGAGGATTTAGGGTTGTCTAAAGACAGCTTAATATATGTCCCTCAAGAGAAATCATTTGCACACTCGGCAAGTAGAGGAGTGGTTGTTAAAATGGCATCTGATGCATTTGGCGGCAAATATAGAGAAAAGTATGGAGATGAAATACGTCCTCCAACCATTGGTGATATTGTACATTTTGTGCCATATCAAAGTAACCAGATGGATAAAGACGGAGAGTACTATTTAATCACAGACGATGGTGTTAAATTTATAGAAAGGAAACAACAATGAGTGTTGAAATAGAAGACCAAGAAATTATAGAAGAAATTATAAATGAACATGAAGACGATGAAGAAATTAATGATGTCGAAAGTGTTGAAGAAAGTGATGAAGAAGAAAAGCCTGAGGGTGATGACAGCGAATTAGTCGAACGAGCTAAGAAATACGGACACCTCTCTAAAGAAGAGTGGGTGGCCAAAGGTAATGACCCAGACAAATACAAAACCCCAGAAGAATTCGACAAAACTGGAAAGGTCATAGAACAAATATACTCTCTGAAGAAGAAGATGGAACAGAGGGATAGAGAAATTCAATCGTTAGTTGAGTATCAGCAACGAACATCTCAAAGAGAGTACGAACGTGCTAAACAAGAGCTTGAAGCTCGATTGGCTCATTCGAAAGACGATATGGATATGGAGGGTGTATCCCATTACACTAAAGAGCTATATAGCCTTCAGGCTAATGAGCAATCCTCTAAAGTCCAGCAATCGCAACAAGCACAACAAGATGCTCAAACAGCATTTATAGAAAGAAACCAACATTGGTTCAATGACCGTAACCCGGACTTAAAGAATAGAGCCATTGAGATAGATAACGAACTTAAAGGGATATACCCCAACGCTTCTTACGAAGAATTGGCAAAAAAGATTGAATCTCGTATGCAATATGAACACCCAGAAAGAGTATTGGGAACGTCAGCTAGAGGTAGGCCCTCGATTGCAACTTCAGGAGTTAATAAAATGGCGGCGAGCAAATCTTCAGCAACAAAAACCTTTCAAGGACTGTCGCAGGATTTAAAAGACGCCTATAGTGCACATGCACGTATAAGGTCTTCAATGGGTCAGGAATTGTCCAAAGAAGAATTTATTGATCGATTGAAGAAAGACGGAGAAATATAATGAGTAGAGAAGAAATGAGAGACAAGTTCAGGCCAACATTATTCACCCAGAATATAAATCAGGTGGACAATTATGACCCTGCATATGATTATAAAAATGTAATATTCACATATAAACACGACCCAGGCAGAGTTAGCCGGTATTTAGATAAAGGATGGGAAGTGGTGGAAACCACAGAACCAAGTTTAGACGATAGAAGCTTTACACCCAACTCTAAAGAAAAGAAACTTCGCCCACAACCGTGTATCACTAAAACTACAGACAAACATGAACAAGTGCTTATGAGAGTCCTTAAAACCATGAGAGCAGAAAATCAGCTTGATGCGAAAAGGGGTCGAGAGGACATGTTACAAAGAGAGTCTGATAGAAAAGGTGAGAAGACAGTAAAACGTGGAAATGAGGTTATTACGACAGGGGTTGAACTATCAGACAGATAGACAACCAAAAAATATTTTTAAGGAGAAGTAAAAATGCCTAATGTAGATTCAGTGTTTGGCTTCCAATTAGTGGAAGACAATAGCTTATCACCGTTAGAAATGTGTATTATGGTTGATGCCACAGCAGCATTCGTGGGAGACGCCGTAAAGCTATCAGGAACAGGTAAAGCAATTGTAGGATGTCCTCATAAGGCTTCTGTAGCACAATGTGCTGCAACAGACCCAATTTATGGGATTGTTCAAGGGTTCCTACCTCATATGGTGTCAACAGGAATGGACTTAGGTAAACGCCATCGTCCAGCTAGTGTTGATATGTATGTTTTAATCAAACCAGCTAACCATCAAGACATCTATCGTATTCAATCTTCTGGAACAGCTCTTGCTGCAACAGATTTAGGATTGAACGCAGACATCACAGTTGGAGCAGGAAACACCATCACAGGTATGTCAGGTATGGAAGTGGATAATTCCACTAAAGCCACCACTCCCGGACTACAGGTTAAAATCATTGGATTTGATGATCGACCAGGTAATTCAATAGGAACCGATGCAGATTTATTGGTGAGAATTAATCAAAGCGTGTTAGGCAATGACGCTGGCACATCAGGAGTATAGTATAAATGGCTAATTCAGGTAGACATACAATGGGGTCCATCCCACGTGCGTTACAGTACGGTGTGGATGATTTTGTAAAACATTTCAGTAAAGTTTATGGTAACGTAGGCGAAATGCTCTTCACTAAAAAGTCTAGCAACGAAAAAGGATTTTATGAATCCGTAGTGTTGGCAGGTATGGGCGAAGCGGCAAGGAAAGGTGAGGGTTCTGCAATTTCCTATGATTCTATAGACCAAGAGTCTAACACACGATGGGCAATCCATACGTATGTTAAGGCAGCTAGGTTGACAATGGAGTCTCAGGAAGATAACGTATACCAAGACCTACTTCCTATGTATTCAAAAGAAATCGCTAAATCTTTGGTTTACACTAAAGACGTTAAACGAGCAGAAATCTTTAACAATGCAATCACTTCTGGTGAAACAGGTCCAGATGGTAAGGTTCTTATTGCAACTGACCATCCTCTTCAAGCAGGTGGTACTAGTTCTAATCGTGCTGCTACAGATGCAGATTTATCAGAAGACTCTTTAGAGCAAATGGTGATTCTCATTGATGGCTTTTTAAATCCTGATGGATTGAAGAGCATGTATAATGCTAAATATTTGGTTGTGCCTGCACAGCTTAAATTTGATGCATGTCGAATCATGAAGACTAAATATCAAACTGATTCTGCAAACAACAACATCAGTGCGATTAACCAACGAGGAGATATAGAAGACTACATGGTGTGGAAACACTTGTCTGATACAGATTCCTGGTTTGTCACCACCGATGCGGATGATTCCTTAGTGGAAGTTAGCCGTAAAGGGTTGCAACGACAAGAACATACAGACCCGTACACCTTTGACTTAATTGTCTCTATCTACGAGCGGTATAGAATGTTGTTCAATGATTGGAGAGGTATCGCTGGTTCATTCGGCGCATAGTTAGTATTGAACTGGTTGCATTCTGTAACCGGTTCAGCCCCTAAGGGGGTTTTAATTTAAGGAGTTACAAATGCCAATTTCAAATTATCCAAATGGATTTATGAACGGGATTACAATCCGAGGTGTGCCTGTACATGTGGCCCATCCAGGACAAGTGTTTTTCGTAAACAACTCAGCGGTGCTTGCATCAGGTGGAGTTGCAGGGAGTGATGGAAACCCAGGTACATACCTAAAACCATTTAGCACTATTGATTATGCAATAGGACGATGTACAGCAAATCGTGGAGACATTATATTTGTTATGCCAGGACATGCTGAAGATGTTTCAGCTGCAGCAGGCATTGCACTAGATGTCGCAGGTGTGGCTATTGTAGGACTAGGTAATGGGTCATTACGACCTTCGATAAGCCTTACAGCAACAGCCTCTACATTAACCATGAGTGCCGCAAACTGTTCACTAAAGAATATACTACTTTTAGGTGGTGTAGACGCTGTTGTATCAGTTGTGGTGGTGAGTGCAGCCGATTGCACTATTGAGGCATGTGAGATTCGAGATGTTACAGGACAAGTGACAAACGGAATCCTCACTACAGCAGCAGCCACTCGTCTTAAAATTTTAGACCACATTCATAATGGAGCTACAGCAGCAGGAACAGACGCAGCTATAGCAATTGTAGGTGGAGATAGAATAGAAATCACTGCATCAGTTATAGACGGCAACTTTGCTGTCGGAGGCATTGATGTTCGCACCACCGCAGCCACTAACCTGTATGTCCATGATGTAGGAAGATTCTTTACACGTAACTCAGCCGATATATTCTTGGTGGATACAATCACAGCCTCAACAGGTCAGATTGGTCCTAACATTAATATCCGTCTCACAGACAATGGAGCTAACATTACAGAGGCCATTACAGGCGCTACGTTTGTTGTTGTTGACCCTGTGAATGTAGTGAATCTTGCGAATGAAAAAGCCATGCTTATAAACTGGGTTGCATCAACTGACGCATAATTGTAGGGGCGAAAGCCCCTCCTTTTTAGGAGAACCAAATGGCTAATACAATTACACAGAGGACACTGTTAGGAGCGGGAAACGATAAGACGATTGTTCGTTCAATTCATATTGTTTCTGATGGGTCAGAAGAAGCAGACTTAGTGATTTATGACAATTCAGCTTTTGTCGCAGGAGTTACAAAAGGTGTGTTAAAAGAAGTGTGGGTGTCCGGGTCAGGATGTCAAGGAGTGTTGGAATGGGATCAAACAACAGATTCCCCAGCTTTCACATTTGACCCCTCGAATGGAAGCCACTGGGATTTTAGTTCTTTCGGAGGAATAGGTAATCCAGGAGGTGCAGGAGCCACTGGAGACTTAGTGCTGACAACTACAAATCTAGACGCTGGAGACGTGTTAACATTAATTATAAAAATCACTCAAAATTAATTTGACAACACAGTCTGTATAGTCTATAATATAAATGTGAACGAAATAATGGAAGTAGGCATTGCCGTAATTCCTAACATCTCTCGACTTGTCGAGCAGCTAAGAAGTTCACATGTAACGAAAGTTACAAGCGTAACGAATCTGGAATGATTCGCAACTCACCCAGCCTAGCTGGAGGGCAAGGCCACTAAGTCCTTTATGACATACTGACGAGTATGAAGTGGTAAGCTGCAAGCAAGGTCGAGAGGGTTTGCTAATGTAGAGCTCACAGGGATTGCCCGTGGTGGGCACCTCTTCTTCAGTGAATTTAATTGGAAGGTAAATGGCAGATAGATTCAACCCCGGACGCGTAGGTGATTGGGTAGTTTTTTGTGATATTTGTGGACAGAAATGTTACGCCTCAGAAGCCACTAAGTTATCGACTTATACAGGCAGAGGCGGTCTCATTGTCTGTCCTAAAGACGTTGACAAAATAGACTACGGCTTAATACCTTATAAACTCCCTATAGAAAGAAATGTCCCTTGGACAAGAATCAACCACACAGATGTAGCTGATGGTTCCCCCATATACGACCTTCAAGTCGCTACAGTGGAACAAATAAGCTCATATCAATACTTAGTCACTTCTCAAGGTGAGAAACAAATTTTAGTGCTCAGCCAGGATGAAGACGTCTGGCTGGCCACATCACAGGAGATATAATGGCAATTAGCACTAAGAAAGTCAATCAACTAGGTAGCGGCGGAACTCTTGAAGCAGGCGATAAAGTTGTAGGCGAAAAGGTTGCTGGAGTAACGTCTCTATTAACCGTAGGTCAATTACAACCTTCAGATGGTGACAAAGGTGATTTAACAGTTGCTTCATCAGGCACTATATGGACAATTGACAATGACGTAATCACTTATGCTAAGATGCAGAATGTAAGTGCGACAGATAGGCTCTTAGGTAGAAGCACAGCTCTTGCCGGAGACGTAGAAGAAATTATATGTACAGCTGCTGGTCGCAGTTTGATAGACGACGCCAATGCTTCTGCACAAAGAACAACACTAGAACTAGGTACATTAGCCACACAAAGCGGAACGTTCTCAGGAACATCTAGCGGTACGAATACAGGTGACCAAACCTCAATAGTGGGTGTTACAGGCACTAAAGCACAATTTAACACAGCCGTCTCTGACGGTGATGTTTTATTTACAGATGGCGGAACAGCTACAGGCGTTTATGACTTTGGGGGAGCAACTAGTTTTGAACTTCCTAATAGTGCATCCCCTACAGTTGATGCTGATGGAGAGATGGCAGTGGACACAACTGTCGCAGATTTCTCACATGGAATAGTAAAATATTTTAGCGGAGAAGAAGTGGGCGTTGTAAGCATGCCTATAGCTCAATTTACATCTCCCCCGAATGGCTATATAGTTGCATACAATAGTACAGCAGATGAATTTCAATTAGTAGTGCCTCCCTCAGGTTTCGACCCTAATGCCACAGCAGGCACTAATAATGTTATTGTAGGCACCACTGCGGGGGACTCTATTACATCAGGAGGCAACTTCAACGTTTGTGTAGGGTATGATGCAGGAACATCCATAACCACATCTGACAATAATGTAGCTGTTGGATATCAAGCACTAGATGCTGTAACTACGGCTTCAGTGAATGCCACAGCAGTGGGTTCAGGTGCGCTAGGTGCTTTAACATCTGGCACTGGAATGGCAGCTGTTGGATATTTAGCAGGGTCTGCTCAAACTACAGCGGCTGGAGGTGTGTTCTTCGGAATGCAGGCAGGTAGCGCTAACACAGGTGCAGCTAACGTCTGTATAGGCAACACAGCTATGGCTAATGGCACTGCTTCTAGAAACAACAACGTTGTTATAGGAGACAATGCAGGTAACTTCGGCACTGGTAGTAACTCAGTTGTTATTGGACCCGGCACTACAGGTAGACAACATGGTTCCAACTGTGTATATGTAGGAAGTACAGCAGGACAGAATGCCACAGGTGCAAGCAATGCAGTGTTGGGAGATAGTGCATTAAGCTCAGGTACAGGAGGTGCAGCAGCTGATAATGTCGCAATAGGTGCAGGAGCCATGATTGCAGGTGCTTCAGGAGCTATAGTGTTCACCTCAGCAGCAGGTAACACATGCGTAGGTAGTAGAGCAGGCATAGATTCAGCAACTTGTTTAAATGCCATAGCAGTGGGACGAGATGCTGTCACTACAATAGCAACAGGAGCCACCTCGAGCGACAACGGTCCAGGTATAGCCATAGGTTCGGCAGCATACAAAGTGGGCTTTAGAGGCGACGGTACAATTTACGCAGCAGTGGGTGCTAGTGCAGGATATTGGAGACTTAAAATTAATGGAACAGTTTATAAAATAAACTTATTTGCGGACGCTTAATATGAACTATCAAATGTCACAAGAACATTTAAATGAAATACTAAACTACTTAATTCAACGTCCATATAAAGAAGTGTACAACCTAGTTGAACATTTAAAACAAGCAAACCCTGTGAAAGAAAATGTCGAGAAGTTATAGAAAAACTCCTATAATGGGAATATCAGGCGGTTCGACACCACAGAAGAAATTTAAAAAACAAGAACATCAAAGAGAAAGAACAGCTGTACGATGTTTAATTAATAGTGAAGAATATGAAAACATTCCTTCACAAAAGAAATTTGGTAATGAGTGGGACAGCCCACGAGATGGTAAAATGTGGTTTGGCAAATGGAAAGAACGCTGGCCAGAAGACTATCCAAAATGGATGAGAAAATAATCATGAATATGAGAGAACAATAATGGCACGAAGTGGAAGTTATAATTTTGCTCTAGACAGAGACACAATAATTAAACGATCTATGCAGCTTGTTAATTTAATTAACATCAATCAAACCGCTAGAGGTGCCGATCACGCATATGCTGTAGATATCTTCCAGAGTATGATTAAACTGTGGCAAGCAGAAGGCATTCAGTTATGGAATCGTAAACAAGCTACATTGTTCACAGCCTACCAAGACAGACAATACAGCATATCTAACACTGGTGATCATTGTGCTAATACATATATAGACACCACGTTGTCCGCTGCTGAAGCCTCAGCCCAAACAGTGCTCTCAGTGACTTCGAGCGCAGGCATGACAGCGGCCGACAAGGTGGGAATAGAGCTAGATAACAAGAGCCGACAGTGGACAACAATTGTCTCTGTAGACTCCTCAACACAAATAACTGTAACAACAGCTTTAACAGGAGCAGCAGCTTCTGGAAACACTGTTATTACATACACTAATAAGATTGCTGACAGACCATTGCGTATTCTAGATGCTCGCACCGTGGATTTAGACAACGACAAGAATTCTGTTTCTATGGAACTTATTGGATATGACCAATATTTTAACATCCCGGTTAAGACAAGTGATGGCCGACCCCTTAATTTCTATTATGATAAAATGCTAGATGCCGGGGAGCTCTATGTGTATCCTCGTCCAAACAATGTAAATGAGCTCATTGAGTTTACGTATCACGAATCAATTGAAGACGTAGACTCTTCAACAGACTCTATGGACTTTCCTCAAGAATGGACACTACCTCTTATATACGGACTGGCCACAGAATTGTGTGTATCGTTCGGCAAGTTTGAAGAATTGAAAACCATTAAGCCATTGGCCGACCAATACAAACAAATAGTCAGAGAATTTGATAATGATGAATCTCCCTTCTATTTACTTCCTGATATGAGTGTATACTAATGCAAATAGACATCATAGGAGGTACGTATGAACACAGCTTCAAAGACTGGAACGCCCAGCGTACAGTCAATTGGTTTCCTAAAATAACAGACTCTAAATCACAAGAAAAGAATAAAACCCAAATAGCTCTATTCCCACGTCCTGGACTGTCTCAATGGACAGACCTCGGGGGTGAATCTGTTAGAGGGTTGTATACGGCCATAACGCTCACACAGGAGCGTTGTTTTGCTGTTGTTGGCACCAACCTATACGAAATCAATTACGACATGTCATACACGCTCAGAGGAGCTTTAACAGGCATGGCCACTGGCAGCCGCTCTAAAGTGTATATGGCCACTAATGGTAATGGTGAATTGTTTATTCAGGACACCATGGCTGCCTATGTATATACATTGTCCACTGATACGTTGACAAAGGTGACAACGAGCGACTATCCAAATGGAACTACATTAGACTATGCAGATGGTTATTTTGTTATTTCAGGTAAGAATGGTAGAGTGCATTTTAGTGGTTTGAACGACGGCCAATCATGGCCTGGATTCAATTTCTTCACTCCTACGTTTAAGCCAGATGGTGTTAAAGCTGTTGTTACATTCAGAGAAGAAATATATTGTTTTGGTGATGAAACCATAGAAGTGTATATTAATGATGGCTCCACACCTTTCGTTCGTCAATCACGCACGTCAATGTATTTTGGACTAACAGCACGTGATAGTGTAGCTGTCCATCAAGGTGGTGTGTTCTTTCTAGGTAAGAGCAAGACAGGTGGTAATGTAGCATATATGATGGGAACGGATTATTCTCTAACACCTATTAGCACACCCTGCATCACTGATCGATTAAACAAGTTTGTTAACAAGGATGCAGAAGGATTTGTTGAAACTACAATGGACGGTCACATATTTTACCATCTGCATTTACCCGCAATGAAAACTACATTGGTTTACGACATGACTACAGGAATGTGGCATGAAAGACAAAGCCAAAGAATAGCTTCAGACAGTGATGGAGCATCTCCTCAAGATATGTATCGTGGACGTTGCTTCGCAACATTCAAAGGCATCAATCTGTTTGGCGACTGGTGGTCAGGAAAGATATTCAAAGAAGACAATACAGTGAGCACAGATGATGGAATGCCTCGTCTACTTAGGCGCACCAGTTCAGTGTTTCATAATGAACAAAAAAACATATCAGTTTACAATTTAGAATTTGAAGTTAATTCAGGCATGGGAACAACTGTTGGACAAGGCGTTAACCCAGTGCTCATGGTCAAGTATTCTATAGATGGTGGAAACACATTCGAACAAGAAGAAATGTTAATGCTGGGACAGTTAGGACAATACGACACACGAGTCAGTACGAATAATATAGGAACCTCTCGTAATTGGGTGATTGACTTAAGAGTGAGCGACCCAGTTGATGTAGTTGTTTTGCAGGCACTTGCTCGCGGTTCATTTGGGAGTTGGTGATGCCTGTAAATCTACCTTCAATTAGTGTGCCTTTCACAGACAGCAACGGACGCATATCGCCTATCTGGCACGAATTCTTACGGTCTTTCGTGAAACAAGCAGAAGCAGGCACTTTAATATCCTCTGGAAATGTCTCACAAGTTGTGGCAGGAAATGGATTGGTGGGAGGAGGACCTGTCTCTTCAGATGTTCCTTTACGTGTAGGACAGGGCTCAGGAATAGCTGTTAATGCAGACGATGTTAATGTAGACATCAACGGTGCAACATATGCATTAGGCACCTTAGAAGATGAAATTATGTTCTCTGATGTCTCAGATAATAATGCAATTAGAAAAACCAGACTACAGGATGTAGCAGGACTATCTTCTCCAGGAGGAGCTGACACGTTTGTACAGTATAACAATGCAGGCTCTTTTGGAGGCAATTCATCACTGACCTATGATGGCGTCAGTACATTAGGATTGGGAGGAATTCTCACTATTAATGGCTCCACGTTTAGTACAGCAACTAATGCAAGTAAGTTTGTTTTTAATGTTCCTGCAAGCACCTTCGCCACTCATTATACATTTAGACAAACAACGGGAACAGGTTCTTCAGATATGCCTGCAGTGTTTGGCTCCTCACTTGCTAGTACAGATTTAGTAATAGACAGTAACCTAGATGCCGGAGGCTCCACAACTGCGGAGTCTAGATTAGCATTTAGAAATCAAGGCACCACTAAATGGATTATGGGGCTAGAAGGGAGCGGCGCAGGAAGTAAGTTTGTAATGTCTGTAACAGGACTTAACACTGGTCAGATATATAATATAGACACCATGTATACTATGAACCACATAACTGCAATGACAAGAAGTGTTAATGCAGGCGTTACAGCTTCCACAACACGAACTCAGGGACAAGGTGCTCAAACCTTAGACATTATTCAAGTGAGTGTGTGTGCTAACGCTAATGATACAATAACGCTGCCCACAGCTTCAGCAGGAAGACACGCAACTGTTATTAATAGTGGTGCTCAAATACTCCAAATATTTCCAGCATCTGGTGATGATTTAGGAGCAGGTGTTAATACAGCAACCACGTTGGCCGCAGCAGGGAAGGCATTATTTGTAGCCTATAACGCCACCAACTGGAAGCAACTAATATGAAGACTATTAGACAATCCACTTCCAGTGAGTTGCATCTTCATCTAAAGGATTTCTACGATTCTATATCTTATGATGGCAGTCCAGAGTTCGAGCAATACACGCCCAAGGGCGCATGGATTACCCTTTTACATAATAGTGATGTGGCGGGATTCATTAATTTGGAACCTTTAAATAATGTGATGTGGAACTGTCACGTAATGATACATCCTTCTTTTAGACAACATGGTTCAGAAGAATGGGGAATATTGACAGCAGAATTTATGAGAGAACATTGTGGAGCTAAGAAGTTCTTAGCATTAACTCCATATATAGCAGCAAAGAAATATGCCGAGAAGATTGGCTTTAAACACGTACACACTTTAAACGAGAGTGTGCAGAAAAATGGAATACTAATGAATCAATATATGTTGGAGATGAATTAATGATAGGTGGCAGCGGCGGTACAGACTTAAGTAAATACTTAATCAATTTTAATTCAGCGGCATGGGCCAATCAAGCTAATGCTCATTTGCAGCAAGCGTTGAATCAAGCCCTCCCTTACGGTGAGAAATATACACAACAAGCTATAAATGTTGTTCAAGACTATAGCAACCAAGCACAGAGTGATATCAATAAAGGATATCAAACATCACAGGCATTAAATGCTCCTCAGCACTTGGCTACATATAACGCCTTAGATGCCTATCAAGGTACGTTAGGACTTGCAACACCACAAGGCGGCTCGTTCCAATTAGCTCAAGCTATGAATAACAACGCACAAGGCAATCCTCCTCTCAATCCTCAGCAAGGCAACATGGTGGCAGGATATAATAATGGACTGTTAAGTACACCTATGCCTCAGCGGCAACAACAGGGAGCATACTAACATGGCAGACGTTCCATTTTACACACAAGGCACTGCCACTGGAGGACTGCTTGGTGGTTTACAGAACCAGCAAGCTTCACAACAATCAGCAACTGGATATGTTCCTGGACAGGGGCAGGCTCCTATGGCACCTTTACAGTCCTCAATACCTGGCATCGGAATGCCGTTTCCAGGAATGGGAGCTGCAATACAAGGGGCTATGTCAGGTGCAGCCAACTCCACAGGACAGAATAGATCGAGCGATTTACTTTCATTATATGAATCTGTTAAGGCAAGCCCCGGAGGGATGACAGCAGGTAATTGGAATAAAGCGATCGCCGATTATAATAAAAGCACCCAATCAGGAGGAGGTGGTACAACAATAGGACAAAGT